ACATACACGAATATACACCAGAAGATTACGAGCGGTTTAAAAATGGTCTTACGCCAGAAGAGATTACAGAACTTGAACTGAGCCGACCGCAGTATTACTACCGTACAAGGCTATGCCCGAATTCCGGTAATGGTGATACATTCTTTAATAAGGACGGCGGACAGCCGCTTCACCCTGCTTGTAAGAACTACCACGGCGGCAATACAGGCAATCCGGCAGTAGTGGTTGAAACCATAAAAATCTACGATAACTGACCGAAAGGGTCTTTTTTATTGCCTTGAAAGAAGGTGACATATGTTTGAAAAGCTGAAACGGAAAGTAGGTGAGGTAGTGGAGAAGATCAAGGAAACCGCAGCAAGCAAAAAGGAAGATGCTGAAATGCTGTCAAGAGTACAGCAGGCTCAAAGTGAATTCGTCGATGCCAAGTCTAAATATGATACAAACATCATGGATGAGCGTAACTGGCTATATTTAGGCAATCGTGAAGTTGACAAGGAAGTCAACAGCCAGAAACGACCAACTAAAAAAGCTAATAATGTTGTAAATATCATCTATGAGTTGGTAGAGTCACAGGTTGACACTACCATTCCATTACCTTCCGTGCGGTCTAAGAGAGTTGGATTTGACGATCAGACTATGGTTGTGGAAAACTCCATTAAAAGTGACCTGCTGGAATCAGATATTTACAGAATAAATGACGAGAACGAGCGCACAACACCCATACAAGGGATGTCTATTATCACGGTTAATTGGAACCCTGACTTTAAGCATCACCTGTATAGAGGCGAATTGGAGATCGACAACCTTCATCCCAAATGTCTGGTACCTCAACCCGGAGTTTACAGTCTTCCTAAAATGGATATGTTTTGGTTGATGTATTCCGCTACGAAAGATTATGTTTTCAAGCGTTTTGGTGTGGACGTATCAGACCAAGAGGAAGAATATCCTGAAATAAACTCGCTTAACGCAGATGGTAAATCAGAGGGAATGAGCGCACAACTAAATTCAAAGTCTGCGACCAGTGAAGGCGGTGGAAGTCCTACTGATAAGGTAACGTATATCACCAAG